AAGTTAAACTAAAATTACCAAGTGCAACATTGTTTTCTCCAGTAGTATTTGAAGCTAAACTATTAAATCCAACTGCGGTATTAGCTCCACCAGTAGTATTTAATTTTAAACTTTGAAAACCAACTGCAACATTGTTTTCTCCAGTAGTATTTGAAGCTAAACTATAGGCACCTACCGCGATGTTAGATTTGCCAATAGTATTTACATTTAAACTATTAAATCCAACTGCAACATTATCTACACCAGTAGTATTTGAATAAAGCGCAAAAGATCCAACTGCGGTATTAGCTCCACCAGTAGTATTTAATTTTAAACTTTGAACACCAACTGCGATATTAGATTCTCCAGTAGTATTTGAAGTTAAACTAAAATTACCAAGTGCAACATTGTTTTCTCCAGTAGTATTTGAAGCTAAACTATTAAATCCAACTGCGGTATTAGCTCCACCAGTAGTATTTAATTTTAAACTTTGAAAACCAACTGCGATATTAGATTCTCCAGTAGTATTTGAAGCTAAACTATAATTACCAAGTGCGGTATTACCCACACCTGTAGATATCATATTTCCAGTATTAATTCCTATTATTGTATTATGTCCGCCAGTAGGAAGTGGCAAAGGAACTGAATTAGCACCAAAAAAAAGATTATTCGATATAACATCATTATAGATAGGTATAGTATAAGGCGTAGCATAAGCGGCAGCTACATTAATACCAATTAATCCATTGGATAATTCCCCTAAATTAACTTGATTAGGTAAAGATGAATTTGAATTAGATACCCAAAAAGTAGCTGAAGTAGGAGCACCTGAATTACTTGGAACATTATATAATTCAGAAGTATCAGTAAAATAAGCATATCTTTCTTGATCTCTTAAAATAAAAGTATTTATCCCACCAAGAATAGAAACTGTAATACTAAAACCACCAATAGTATTATTATAAATATCATATTTATTTACTTGAACAGGAGAAAAATAAACATTAATATTTTTAGATAAAGTTCCAGAAAATATAATAATATTATTACTAGATTGAGCAGAAGTTAAAGTTATGTTAATACTTGCAGATACATCTAATCCAAGTAATGAATTAGTACCAAAATTTAATCTTCCAATACCAATAGCATTATAATTAATACCACCAGTAATAAAAGTAGAGTCTCCAGGAGCAAGAATTAAATTAGAAGAATTATTGATGGTAAAACCAAGTGGTGCTTGTATAGTTAAAAGACCACCAACTTTACTATTATTAATAACTCCAACTATAAATCCATCTACAGGTAAAGGTAAAGTCATAGTATTAGTACCACCAATATAACTAAGTATAGATCCACGATCACTAGATTGAACTGTATAAGCACCTGTTATTACAATTTCAGGCAAATTAGTATTAATTTTAGAATTAGTTAGGGATGAAAGTCCATAACCTGATAAAGCATCAGCATTTGCACCTGAGCTACCAGTACCAAGTAGTAATACTTTCCATATTCCAGCAGAAATACTATTATCTATTACGGTACATTGATAAAGTTGTCCTGGATTAATAGTTGCTAAAGAAATAGCACCACTATTATCATAAACAGTAAATGCCAATAATCCAAAATTATATATTTGAAATGTCCTCCCAGTTCCTACTAAATTAGCTGGAGGAAAAATAAATTTATTATTAACATTAGTAGTATTAACATACATTTGCTGAGCAATTATATACTGTGAATCTGAATTATTTTCAGGCCATGCAAAAATAAAATCATTAGTTAAAGCAATTGATAAATATCCATATTGACTAGGTGATGTCGGATATAAAGAATAGGGATTGTAAAAACTAGAAGTGCTAGATACCATTATTGTAAACTCCTTGTAAAATATCCTGAGGTTTTGCGCATTTGTTCTTCACGTTGATATTTACCTAAAGTATCGGTGTATAATTGGTCATATTTAGTACGTTCATCAGCTTTCTCATAAGGAATAGCTTCAAGTAAACAGCGATAAAGCAATAGGTTATAAGCATTATTAGTTAAAGTATTAGTCGGTGTAAGCTCACTAAGTGCTAAAGGCAATTGATAATATATTATTCTAGCTTGATAATTCTGCTTAGGAGTTGGTGTTATAAAAAAATTATAAACATCTGCTTCGGCAATATATTTAGGCTGTCCTAATATTGATTGATTAGGACTATATTTATAACAATAATCTAATGATGCTGATTTAAGCGGTGTTAAAATATTATAAACTAATGGTGTTACAAGATCAGCAGTAAAAATATAAAATGTAGATAGATTTTTATAATCAATAGGTTTTGGGAAAGTCGGTTGACTAGCCTCTAAAGTAAAATCTCTGGTAACTCGATCTTCAATAGATTTTAAATCAAGCGCAATAGATTGTTGAGCATTAGATATAAATCTTGGTATTTCATTGGATAAAGACAATGAAGAATTTTGCATATATTGCTGTATATCATTGACCAATCCAAAATAATCATTTTGGGCTAGCGGCATAGTTGTCTCTTACTGTCCTCCTATTCTTGGCAAAGTACATTAGTGTAACCTCCGTCACTATTTATACCTGCATTATTCATTGCAATGAATTTTACACTTTTATTTATTATTTGTGAATTAAAAGTTAAAAAATTAATGTTTTGTAAAATTGCTGAAGCATTAGTATTATTAGCTCCTGGTTGTAATAATATATAAAGTGGTGTTCCATTACCTCCACCGCGAATTGTTCCTATATTTATTCCACCAACTATTACATAATTTCCACTAACAATTACCGACCCACCGCTTATAACAGTTAAATTATCTTCTAAAGTTACATTATCATAGATAAGCACCTGTAATATACCTGTACTTAAATCCGTAGCACCATTTGCTTGAGATATGGTAATATTAGGATTAAGAATTACCGAAGGACTACCAATAGTATAAATTACGGTATTACCAGTATTATTAAGTGTTATAGCCTCAGTAGGTTGTACGTAGAAAGGACGAGGAGTATCAACCGGAAACGGATCTCCAGGTAATGCAAGGACCTTCCCTTGAGGATTAGGTTCTGTTAAAAAATCTTTATGAACATAAAATCCAGTAAAAGTTAAAGTATTACCATACCATTCATATTGTTTTTTTAAATCATAATGCATAATCTTAAAGCCAGATGTATCACATTTAGCGGTAGGATTATGGTTCCTGAAAGAATAAGGTTGATACTTACGATTTTTTTTATATTTCATAAATTAAACTGAAAAATATATGGTGCATGTTCGGTATCTTCTTGCTCGATATCTTCCATAGATTTTACAGCTGATTGCATTAAATTAGCCATTTTATCAGGTGATATTTCAATACCCATTATTTTATCTTTCTGTGCAAGTTTTAAAGCTAAATTTGCACAGAAAGCTTCATAAAATCTATTAGGAATATTCAATATATCCGTCAGATAAATAATCTGAGGACTCAAGACTTTTAAATTAAGAATAAGATAAGGATAATCAAGCTTTCCATCAGGGACAGGCCATAAAATAATTGAAGGATTAATATCTCTGTTTAATAAATAACTTGAAACACTTCCTGTTAAATCTTTGGTTGCTATTCCTAAATATTGACTACGACTAAGTAAACTTATTTGTCTTGAAATATTATGCGTACAAAAATAGAGCTCTTGGATATCTAAAGTAGCTCCGTTTGTTTCTCTAATACGCCAATAAGGAGCTAATTGCGCAACTTTATTTACATACCAAACTTGCTGACCGGCAAGATATGTTTGTAGACCAGTAGTTGGTGGATTTTGATTATTAATAACTGGATAAATATTGATCCAATTACTATTATCAAAAGAATATTCTATTGCTAATGTATATTGCTGCGTAGTATTAGATTGAATTCCAATATAATCAAGAGCAAAACCAGGATTATTATTAAAATTATAAGCTATATAACCGTTAGACGCAGTTTGTGTACAAGAAGTTGTACTATTACCGTCAAAAGCATTTTGTGCAACTCCTGAACTGCTACTAGCAACACCCCCTAGTTGTCTGGTGATATTAGCTATCGATACTTCTCGCTCAGGAACATCAGCAGTTCCAATAGGCAATTGATAACTTTTTTGACCAGTTGTCAAATTAACCATAAACGGTTGAATACTATAAAGATTATTATATTTTGCCCAATCAGTAAGTAAAATATTTAAAGAATTTATTGCACTAATAAGAGGATTTCCAACTAATTCAGGTAAAGTTAAACCAATACGTTCAAAAGACTCTATAATAATTTCATTTGCTGTTACATTTATAAAAGGGTTCAGAGTAATTGCCACTTAACTCTCCTTTATAAGGTTCCTTGCTGTGCTATAAATGCTTGAAATGTAGGAGCAGTACCAGAATTAATTACAAATCTAATTGCATAAACAGGTGCTGCAAAATTTAAATATTGTGAAGTAGTGAGAGCAGCAATTACTGTACCTATACCAGTATTTCCTCCAGGTGCTATAATGGGAATATTAAGCCAATTATTTGTAAAATCAAATGTTGGTGGGGAAGTATAGTTTTCAAAAGGAAATAATGTATATTGTAAATCATAATTTATTGTTCCTCCTACAACAGTTTGAACCGCCCATTGAGCTTTTGAAACATTCATTGACATTTTAAAAGGAAGAGATTGAGCTGAAATACCAAAACCAACACTCATATTAGTAATATTTCCGTTAGTAATTAGAGAAGTTATCGTACTATAATATTGGATTGAAGTTACTGTATTATTATTAGATCCAGCTAAAACTTCAGTAACAATATTTCCAAATACATCATTACCAATAATAGTAACGTTAGTTGCTGAGTTATTTGCAACAGAAGTAAAAGTAACTTTTCTATTCCACTCAGAAGTAGACACAACAATATTAGCATCTGCATTAAGAGCAGCATAATTAAGTACTAATGCTCCAGCACCTGTTCTACTTTGAACAGCAGCATAAAATGTAGTATTAGCAGCTAAATAACTATTAAGTACTTGAATTTTCATTAGCAAATTTCCATTTTAATTATAAGGAGCTGCGTATTGAGGTAGTCCATAAACAGTTTTATAAGTTTGTTGATTTACTTCAAATGGAATTGCTGCCATAATCCATGTTACAATAAGTCTTTTAATCCCATCAGCAGCACTAGGAAGTAAAACCGTACCTCTAATATCTCCGGTAATTGCTGTTGCTGGTGCCGTCTGATCAGCAATTGTGTAATTAGTACCTATACCAGTTGCTGGAATTGCAGCAATTACAGTCGGTATTCCAAAATTACCATTAATAATTCTATTAACATTATTTAATACATAAGGAAGACCGATAACACCACTTGTTCCTACAGATACAACAGTAATAGTTGCACCACCTGCCCAAACTCTAGTAACACCTGCAAAAGCTTTTTTACCGGAAGTAGTAGCAGCTGCAACAGCAGAAATTTGTTCAGTCATAAATAGATCATCTTGATCAAATCCCCACACAGTAAAAGTAGTAGGAGTAGCTCCTGTGCCTAAGGTAATAGTTACTGCACGTGGAGTATCAAAAAAATAAATTGTGTCAGTTGTATTAGTAAACACATTATAAATACCAGATACTGTCGTTACACCAGTTCCAGCTGTAAGAGGTATATAAGAAGCAACAGTTGGAGCAGTTACTGCTGCTGCTAAATTATTATTAGTAGCAGCTAAAGGGATAACAGAAATACAACCTAACTGAGGTTGTGGAATACCCACTTGCATTCCATTTAAAGCCTGAGCCTGTACTGTACCGATACTAATTAAATTACCGAAATTATTAGGTTGATAAAATTTATTTTGTGTAGTTAATGAAAAAACCATTATAACCTCTTTAAATTAAAAACCTTGACAACAAATAGTTGACCTAGCATTACTTGGACCGCTTGAATAACGATCAAAACCACCCATACCAACAGTTCTATTCTTTTCATCCATCCATGAAGATACTTCAGCCATGTTTTTCTCATAAAAAAGCAATCCGTTTGGACATGTTGTAAATAAGAAAAATGAGTTAGGATTAGTTAAATAAGGATTAACCACGTAACCACCTTTTACAAATCCTTGATGATATACAACACCGATATCACGATTAGCAGTACCAGGACGTTCGGCATTAAATAACACTCGAGCCACATCATATTGAAGAGTTGGTGAACAAAGTAATTTATCACCTTCATAATTTAATACTTTACCAGCAGCATCAGGTAATGTCTGAGCAATTGTGATCATATCTGTAAGAGCTGTCTCACTAAAAGTAGCAGGAGAAAGAACATTAGAATACACACCAACTGCTGTTGGATGTTGAGTTGATGCAAATGCTTGACCATCACCGATTGGATTAGTATTATTAAACGCAAAATTAAATACGTTAGTTGCATTCACGTCACGAGTTAATACTAAAGAAGCTTTAATTTGTTCTCCAGCATTTGGAAACTCATCGGTATATAAATTATCGTCTATTGATTCGAAAGTGAATTCTATCGCGCTACTAAAGCTGGTATGATCGTACTGCGTTTTATTAATAATGAAGTTAGTTTGTAGTTCATATGCTTCACCTTCGTTCATTGCTTTCGCATATCCCATTGGTGCATATTCAACAACTATATCAAATGCTTTTTTAGTTGGAACTAACTTAAAATACTTTTTATATAAGCTTTCATAATATTTAGCATCACATAATACTAAGCTTAATCCAGGCCACATAAAATTTATAATTTGCGATCTTGTTACTTGTGCCATTTAAATATCTCCTCTTAAATGTTTTAATTATATTGTTAATGATGGGTAGCAAATGCTTGCATTGATTTTTACCAATACATTATTACTTATTGTGCTCCATGCATTTCCATTGTTTGGTGATAAATTAATCACTTGAAAATTTGTTGTAGCAGCAGGGGTAGTTATTAGTTGTCTAATCTCGGCTGTTGAATAACCTGTTGAAATATTACCATCACCTGCTGAAAAATTAAGTTGACTTGAAAAGTTTGCTCCATCAAATAAACTTATTACTGGAAAACCAGTAGGCATATCTGTTGAATTTGATTGCATATCATATAAAGTATTCATATCAACCTGAACAGCAACATATGTTTGCACACCTGTAGGTTTAATTGTATTTTTTACCCAATATTGTTGTATTGTTGTTGGAATTACTCCTTGATTTGCACTTGGTGCAACTATTCCTGTACCACCGGTTGTAAAATCTTTAAATGCTCTTGCTGAACCAAGTATTGGAGCATTAGTTGCACCAATAGTAATTGTACCAGAGTTTGTTGCTACTGTTACTGGACTTCCTACAAAAATGTTTGCATTATATCCACTTGCTATAGGATACCATAAGAAATTTGCTGAATAAGGATGATCCGCAAAAGATTTTACTGGATTCATTCCCTGATTTTGATTATAAGCTACCATGTTAGTTATCTCCTTTAATTAATATAAGTTTTCCGACCTATATTAATATTGTAGGTAACTAACAAAGATATGTCAAAAATTTGTAATAACAGTTAATTTTTTGAAAAATAAAAAATAAAATATTTTGATTTAAACTATAATTTGTTTATAAATAAAAATAGGAAATCCTAATCTTTTATAAATCCATTAAATTGAATGCTTAATTTTAAACTAGTTAGAGCAACGATTAGGATTTCCATTAGAAATCATCATCTCTAACCGGACGTCTTACATGACTATACTCTTTTACTTTACCCTCAGCCCTTTCAAATAAACCAGGACGTGCTGGAGAATAATTAGGTTTACGACCTGCGGTAGCTGCGCCTTGAAGTGCTAATTCATGATTAGCTTTCTCATGATATTCCCAGATATATTTATCTATTTCCATCAATATCTGTCCATGTCTTATTACCACATCTTCATTATTATTTTTATTCTTTTCAGTAATAATATTAAAATATGGATGCATACTTTTTTTAACAGGTATCCATCCTTTTTCCATAAGTTCCATTTGATAATCACGTTTACTAGCAGGATTAAGATCTGCAAATAACCACATTTTATCAGATGGAATTATTTCTTTTGGAATATGTAATTTACCAAGACGACTATTCATCATAGTCGTTCTATACTCATCATAAGATAATTTAGTTTTACGTTTATCATCAGAACGAGTTTTAATAGCTTTAAAACTTACTTCATCTTCTTTGTTTTCATGATTATTCATGAGTAATAACCTCTTTCATGTGCTTTATTTTCTTGATGTTTATCATTATATTTTTTATATAATTTAGCTTTAAGTTCAGGATTTAAAGGTTTTCCATTTTTATCTTTTACTTCAACTTTTTTAATTAATTGTCTAGCCATATTATTTAAAACTCCTAAACTCTTATTTTTTCCATCTTTCATAAAATCTCCATTTCTTTTTACACCTGTTATAGGATTATTTATTAAATTATGCATTCTTTCATCATGAGTACTATATTTATTATGCATAGCGTCTTCTACCTCTCTATAGAATCCAGCAGAATAAACTTTAACTTTTTTACCACTAAACACATATTTTTTCTTTAAATCTTCCATAACTGCTATTGTTTCATCAACAAGTCCTTGATCATAATGTTCTGAAGATGGATTCATATAAGGGTTAGCTTTAACAAAATTTCTAGAATCAGGATCTAATTTATTAATATCAAATTTAGAAGATTGTTTTCGTGGAGTAGGGCGATTCTCAGTAATATACTCTTCATCACTAGAATACTCTTGAGGTGCTTGCTTAGCAAATTCTCGCATTTTCAGATCTAAATTAAAGCGCGCTTCATTTAGCTTTTCTAAAGTGTCTTCAGCTTGAAATATACGTGTTTTTTCTTCTTTTAATTCTGCATCACGTTTAATAGCTTTAACAGTTTCAATATCATCTTGAACTTTTTTATAATCAGAAGCCATTTTATCTGCTTGTTGCTGATAAATAAGTTTACGTTGCTGAATTATTTCATATTCTTTAGCTAATTTTTCTTCATTGTTTTGATTAACTTGCTCTTCTAAAGCATTTAAACGTTCTACAAGCTTTCTATTATTTTCAATTTCTTCTTGTTTATCACGCCTGCTTCTTTCATCAAAAGAATCTACATCTATTTCTTCTTCCTCTTGATCATCAAACTCAAAATCATTAGCATCATCATCATTTGAATGATTATCTACGATTTCTTGAAGATCTTTCTGAGTAGTTGGTATTCTTCCTTCTAAAATTGCCTCTTCTTCATCGTCTAAAAATTTACTTTTATCATCCATTGGTTGTCTCCTCTAGGTTGATATTAAATATAAGGCGTTAAAAACAAATGATCGACATAATACGGATCACATACATGAGCTTTTAAAGTAATGTCAGGTAACAAAGCAACATATTCACCGCCAACTTTAAACTTATCATATTCGTATTTAGAAAATTTATACCATTGACCTATATAAAAACGCTGACCATTAGGAAAAGATTCTTTATCTTTAAAACAATCTTCACCAAAAGCTAATATTTTAAATACAGATTGTTCTAAAACATCTTTAATAATGGTTTCTTCAGCATAATGAATAGTCATACCTTCATTACTCATTTTATAAAGTTTACCGTACACATAATTTCTTGCCGGTCTGATTATATCATAGCCTATTTCTTTAATTATATTTGCGGTGATTTCTTCTTCTGTCCATTCTTTCTTAAATTCTGTATGCCATAATGGGGATATATTATACTTGGAACTATGTTCTTCAAAATTTTTTCCGTTCATGTTGTCTCCTCTGAATAGATAATTAAATTATAGTTGTTCCAGTAAATTTTATTTTTAAAGCATCACTGTCTCTAGCATCATTTTGAAACTTTTTAAATTCTTCTAATATTTCTATGATTGTTTTTCTTCTTTCAGAAATGCGATTATAATTATTAATATCGCCTTGAATAAAATTTTGATCTAGTAACATATCTGCACATTCAGCGCGCATATAAAGTAATCGTTGTATAAAATTTTCCAAATCCATAATTATTAAAACATTTAGAATTATTGAATTCGTAACAATATAATTTAAAAAAAAACTTTATACAACTTTTTTTTAAACATTTTATAATATTTATTATTTTATTAATTATTTTTTTTTAGATCCAGTACGTCCACCTTTTTTTTGAGCTTGTCCTGCTTCCATTTGCCTTTTAAGATAAGCATTTTGATCTTCAGCACTTTGAGCTTGTGCATTTATCATTCTTTCTTGAGCGGCTGCGGCTCTATTAGCTTGTTTAGTTTGACTTAATGCTGCACCAGTTTGTGCTAAAGAACCAACAGCGTTAACTGCATGTCCTATATTTTTAGCATTTCTAGAAAGTGTGCCGCTAGCTGCACTAAGACCTTTAGCTCCCATGCCTATACCTTTAGCTAAATAAGGAGCAGCTTTTCCTAACCCTTTAGAAAGCATACCAATTAAACTTCCCAAAAAATGATGTTCTTCTAAAGCTTTTTTATGAGTTTTTTTATCCATATTTTGTATACACTCAAGATTTTTATCACCAAGCATTTTTCCAATCATATGATGTTCTTTCATTGCTTTTTTAATATGAGCTTTTGTTATATGATTCATTTTATAATCCTATTATTATAATTACTTCTTTCTAAATAGATCTATAAGAGCAGGTATTGCTGAAGCAGCACCTAATAAAGCTCCTAAAAAATGATGCTCACGTTTCACCATTTTACCTTTTTTATGACCAAATTTAGCAGCAGAAGGAGCTGGAGCCATCATATTATTATAACCACTATAAGCAGGAAGAGCAGCACCCCCCATATCATGTTTTGTTCTTTTTATACAACCACCTTTTTTACGATGTAATCTTTTTACTATTTCACTTCTGCCAGTATGAATTTTAGCATTAGGCGAACCTAATTTACTTTTTATGTGTTCTAAATACATTTTTATCTCCTAAAATTAATGTTAATAACTTAACAATATAAGTGTATTATTATTTAATATAATTTGCAAAAATATGTAAAAGCTATTAAAGCTGCTGTAATTTATTAGATATTTCAGTCAGTTTAATTTTCGCAACAATATTAGCTTTCTCTATCTCCTTTTCACGATCAATCATTGCTTTTTGCAACGTAGTTTGTTGACTAATCTGAGCTTTTTGAAGTTCGGTTTGAGCTTTAATGTTATCAGTTTGAGCACGTTGTTCAATTGCTGACGCATCAACTTGAACTTTTTGAGCTTCCACTTCAACTTGATTTTGCATAACTTGATTTGGATCAAGTGGTGGTGATAACTTCGCTGCTGCTTCTTGTTGTTGTTGTTGATCTTGAGCAATACTTTGAGCTTCCATAAGAGCAATTTGATTAAGAATAGCAGGATCAAGCTCAGATATATCTTCAGGTAATTTAAACTCTGCTATTTCCTCTTTAAACACTCCTTCTTGTGCAAAATTTTCTTTAATTTGTGTTTCAATCTTATTTAAAGCATCAAAGAATTTTCTTTGAGCCATTAACATAGTTGCATTATTTAATATTGGTTGTTTAATTTCAGGAGGCATATCTTGTGTTTCTTGTAATGAAGTCATAAAAGTTTGTAGAGCTAATATATAAGACTCTTGATCTTGATCTCTAAATGCTTTTACAGGTTGTCCTGCCATTAAAGATGCAGTCTCCATTAACGGAGTCATCGGCGAAATTTGTGCTTCAGGCTTTAAGATTTCATCAGGATTAAAATCTAAATTAGCTACATAATTCCTAAGAATATAATCTACATTAATTTGACTATATTTATCAGATAAATTAAGTAAGCTTTCATATTTAATCATATCAATATATTGAGATGATACTTTGCTATTGGCAGTAGGAGTAATAATTACATTAGGATCATTAAAATCAAATTCATTAAGCAAATCTCTAAACTCAAAACTCATATACTCGGGATCAATTAAATGAGCATATTTTTTAAGTTGAGTTAGAAATATTCTATATTCACGAGTTAAAGCATCATAAACACCACGAATAATAAAATTAGGTATTTTAGACGCTTCATCTATCATCATCATAATAGAACTTGCAGGAGTATTAGCACCAATATTACTTATATTATTTAAACTTAAAGTGATTTGATCTACACCTTGTTCATAATATTGCATCAATTCAGATAATGAAGGTGATGCTTGCGGAAAAGGCAGCGGACTAATTTGTTCAGATAATTTAAAGTTCCCACCAGTATCAATCGGTATCATACTACCAGGGAATAATACTTGTGTGGTATTAGTATTCTTAATAGCTTTATTAACTAATACTGTTGGATGACTTGAATAAGCACCGGCATTAGCAATCATTCTGATTTTATTAGTAGCTGATTTAACTAATGGAGCAGCCAAATGTAACAATCCCCAATTCCAACTTTCTGAATTAGGAAAATAAGCGTTTTTTACATAATTTTGAATGGTTTTAAAATTAGGATCATCAGATTCCCAGAATTCATGAATAGCTGCAATTCTTCCCGAAGAAGCATCAATATCTATTAAGTACGGTAAGTCTCTTTCAACAGGTGGCTTATAATCTCCCAGATCTCCGAAATCATTTAACTTATATCTAACTCTAACCTGATAAAATTCATAAATATTATCATCCCTATCTTCACTGGTATTAACCATATCATCATCATACTCATCATCATCTTCACCATATCCAGATCCAATAGGACGATAATTATATTCAAGAAAATCTTTATTAACAATTTTAGCATCTAACTCAAATTTATTCATATGAACACGTTGAGATATACGAATAGCATCATCAGCACTACGTGAATAAGGATTAACTTCTACATCTAATGCAGGTAAATAATAATTAACAAGTTTCTTCTCGGTTGAATCATAATAGATTTTTTGATAAACATTTCCTTCTAGAGCTAAATCATAAAAAGAATTTCTTTTATCTTCTTTATAATTCGGAATAGCTAAACTAAAATATTGATTAACAAAATTTTTAAGCTTTAAGGCTTTATTTTTTAACTCAGTTGATCCTTCTGTGATTGAAAAATTAACAATCTCTTCACCTAAAAAGATAGATGATAACGTTGAAGTAGCTTTAATTATCGCGTTGTTTAAAGCATAAGATTTATCAGATGACATCTGCTTACGACCTTCTACTGTTTGATTATCAGAGCTTCTTGGATCGTCTTTAGTACGTATATTAAATTGCTCTTTGCCCTCTCTGATATTATCTAACCATTCTTCACGAGATCTTTTATCATTATCAAGATTATCCATTACATCTTTAGCAATAGCTTGTCTTGTATATTCAGGTATTAAATTAGCTATATTCCGAAGTTCATAAATTAAACCAGTTTTGATTTTTTCATTATCTTGATCAATTACCTTCTTACCTTGTTGCATTTCATTATCAAGCATATCTTCTTGTTCTTGACCTTTATTCATCTCAAGATTAGCATTAAACAAATCATTAATAACATCCTCTTGTTCGTTATCTAATTCTCGCTCTAAAGATTTATTCTTTTGCTCTATATTATTAACTAATTTCTCTTGGTGAATTTTGTTGAATACATTTTGTAGGTTCATACTAAGGCCTATTGATAGTTGAAAATGTTAAAATCGGTTTCATTCTCTGGTTCTTCATAAATATCTTCATGAATTAATATTTTTTCACGTTTGAGAGTTATAAGAACTTGACTCATGGTATCAATAATATCATTACTTGAATGAGATGGGAAATTTATGGCAGCTTCTAATAATTCTTTAGCATGTTTAAATAATTTTTTACTTTTAAAGGATTCTCGTACATAAACTCTTCCACTAGCTATTTCAGGTAAAGTTGACCTAGCTCTTGCAACTTTACCACCATGACCTTGAGGATTAAACCCTCTGGTAGGAATGCCTGCCATATATAATTCATTCATTAACGGATCACCAAGAGTCTTAGTTTCTATTAATACATAATCCACAGGCCTTTTACCGCCTATAGGATTATCATAATCAGTATCTTTATAATTATTAGCCATTCTTTGAGCCATTTCTCTCATTACGTGAAATTCTATATGACCGGCATAAAGCTCTAATAACATAATACAGGTAAGGCCATAGAAGTTTTTAAACACTCCCCAAGTAGTACATACTGACATACAAGGGTCTGAACTTTCATCACCTTTCTTACCAACCAAAGCAGTGTCCCATGACTGTATAATACGTTCAAAATCAGGAGCATGCTCCTCATCCCAAATCATGAAATCATCTTTTGTAAAGATACCACCTTGCATTGGTGATGGTCTTTGTTGATATAATGAAGCATATGCAAATGCCCCTTTAATTTTCTTTTCTTGTTCAATATAACGCTTAGGATGTTTATAAGGCCATAATAAATCGCCTTCATTATGTCTTGGGTCAGACCATTTTTTATTATTAGTTGAAGGTAATATAATAGTTGAACAACGATGAGCTTTCTCAAATTCCATAGGTAATCTTAGATGCACAACATTCTTTTGATTCTCTAAAACATGACCAGTTAAATCTTCCATGTGAGGTCTATGTTGCAATATAATCTTACAACCAGTTTTTTTGTCATTAAGACGATCGCTCATAGTACGATCATACCAATTGTTTACAGCTGTTCTTCTAGCCTCAGAGTCCATATCTTCAATGGAATTCGGATCATCCAGTATTATCTGATCTCCCCCCATACCGACACCCCCTCCAACAGAGCAAGCAATACGATATCCCTTTTTATTATTGGAGAATTTTACAATAGCATTGTTATCATCTCTAAGTTTAAATACATTTCCAAATATTTCTTGATACCACTGGCTATTAATCAGATCTCTACATTTAAGCGAGTGTTCATTAGAAAGCTTAGCAGCATAAGTACCACAAAGAAATTTCTTCCACGAGTCACCTATTCCCCACACCCAAGCAGGATACATTATTGAAATGATAGAAGACTTCATACAACGAGGGGGCATGTTGACTATCAAGAAGTTAATATCACCTCTATTACATGCTTCTAAATGCTCTGCAATAGCTTGTATGTGCCAGTTATCATAAAAGGTAACATTTAATCCCTCTAAGGCTGTCCAAGCATCCTTAATAAACAAATAAAAATTGTCTTTGTATTTTGCTTGTTGCTGCAATGCATAGTCAGATACGTAATTTGTAGTATCAAGAATGGCAAATTTCTGTTCTAATGTTAAAACTTTCTTATGAAAACTTAATCTATTCATTTTTTAACTTCTTAACTTTCTCTGCCATTTCCATTAATTTAGAAAAACCATCAGAAGCAAGAAAATCATTAACAACACTATCTAACATTTCAGTTGCAAATTTAGCACCTTCCATACTTACCACTCCATTACCTAAATCCTCTAATAAGCGCAAACGAGTTTTCTTTATATCCTCAATTGTTTTAATGCCGCCAAAGTCATAATTTAAAGTATTAGCAATCGGAAATTTATTAGTTCCTTTTAAAGATTTATGAGTTAATTGTAGTATAGCGGAATTGCCTTTAGCCATTTCTTTTAAAGCGCAATCATCCCAAAAGCCTCTAACTTGCTCTTTTACATCTAAAGTAGCTTGTTTAAACTTAGGATACTTTTTACACCAATCGTAATAAGTACTATTGTCTATACCGTATACATTACATGACTTTTGAATATGACCTGCATGAGCTTTATATATTTCTAAAAACTTGTCAGGATCTTTATACGGTTTATTGGTTTTATGGGGTTTTTTGGTTTTCATACTCACAACCACATTGCGGACAGATTATTGTTTCAGGTATAGAAGCAATATTCTGAGAGGATTCTATCTCTACTTCTTGTTTAGGCTCATCAAATATATTCTCAGGCATTCCCCATTCTTTGAGATCATCCATATCAAAGTTATTAGCTAACATATCCATGTCCCAATCACCAAAACCTAGATTGTCTCTAATATTTAAACGTTTAAGTTCTTCTTCAGATAACAGTCTATTTGGTTTTAAAACATTAATATCATCACTTTCTTTAAAACCTGCTGCAAGAAGAGCTTTTTTACGTGAATGACCACCAATGATAACGTTATCATAAGTAACTAAAATACGACGATGATAACCATCTTGTTTAATGTCGTTAACTAATCGATTGAAATCTGTCTTGCTTATTCTACGTGGATTAATAGCGTAATCTTTTAATTCTTTAAGTTTAATTGTTGTTTCAATCCATAATATTTTATTTGATTGTTCCATTAATAATCTTCTTCCTTCTCCATCCCCCTACAATATTCTATTAACTTTTTAGAATATTCCATAAGTAAAGTTTTTTTTTCACAATCATTATCAATAATTTCATCAAAAATAAAATAATTATCTTCTTCCGATAAAAAATCAGTGATAATATCTTTAATATATTTATTCATGTAAAACAATTATTAATTATGATCATTGCGAATTGTAAAAAATTAACCATTAAACGTCAAGGAATAAAAACAAAAGAATCAGTTATAGGTAAAATATTTGTACAATTATTTAATTATGGTGTTGCCAAAGGTAAAATTCCCAAAGAAAGCATTTTAGTTAAAAATACTAATGAACATAAGATTACTTCACATAAAAATAATCGCTTAATTAATTATAAAGGAAAACAAATAGCACAACGTACTTTAGATATGCTTTATATGCGTAGTTTAGCTCAGCAAGGTATGATGGCTGGTTTATTTGATTATACCTTTAAATATCAAGTAGAGCATGCAGGTAAGAGATTTGCTTGTGTAGCTGAAATTGAGCTAAAACGTGATAAGACAGAGAAGCTCTCAGCTTCACAAGCAATTTATAAGCAGAAACTTGATAATATCGGATGTCCTAATATCATGACACATGACCCTGAAGTTGCCCTTAAGTTTCTAATTGATTTATGCAAATAAGGACATCCATGCCATATCTGTTATCTCTGTCCTAGTTTTTACTGGTCTTACTGCATTTGATAGTCAAAGATTAAAGGATGTTTTTAATTTATATATAGCTGGTAATAATAAAATGCTCAAAAAGGTTGGCATAATTGGTGCACTAACTTTGTATATGGATTTTATCAATATTTTTATACATTTGCTTCAACTTTTAGGCACAAGAAGAGACAAATAATGAATACCCTCACCTCTAATACTCTGGAATGTGAGAAACAATAGAGGGGAGCCTATCCTGATATATTAAAAAATACAATACGATTACAATGCTATAGCTTTTTTACAGTAAGCATCATTCCAGAAATGCCACTCCATCAGAGAGCTGTGAATAAAAGCTTGTTCCATCTCATTGCGGGTGTTTTTACTAGCAGACTCAGCGTATTTATCTAATATAGTAATAGCTTTTTGTACACCTATATCGAATTCTGGACTAGCATATGTTTCTATCCATTTTCGATAAGGGTTTTTATTTCTTAAGTAATTATTATATATGTGTTTACCAACTTCACGATAAATCCAAAAGCATGGTAAAATTGCTGCTACGGCAACCTCTATTGATGAAGTTGCAGCATGCCTTACAAGAAAATTAGTATAGGCAAAGCAGGCTATGGTTATTTCTCCAGTCTTTTTATATTTAAACAAATCTATATAGTAGCTATGAATAATATCCTGCTCTGCTATTAATACATATTTGGAGAATTCTAAGAAATCTGACATCATCATTGTGTCTTGTGTGCGTCCAGCAATTAATGCTATAGCCCTAGCAAACTCTAATAAATAGTATATATCTTGCTCTATATAATAACAGAAGAGATTTTTGTCTAATGTACCAGTTGCTAGCTCTAGGTTGAAAGGTAGCGTTAAAATACGCTCATTAATATAAGAAGTTTTTTGAAAAATCATGTTAGAGAATTTCATATTACTCTTTTTCAATAAAATCTAAGCTAGGCCATAGGTGATAAAAATGATGAACTGGTCCAAAGCCTTGACCAATATTTTCTGATGCTCCGGCTTCTAATGCTTTAGTGAGGTAATGTTTTGCCTTATAGATTGATTGTTCTAAGGTTAATTTGTGCGCGAGGCATGAAGTTATTGCAGCTGAAAGAGTACAGCCAGTGCCATGAGTATTCTTTGTTTCAACTCTAATAGATTCATACCATTTTGTTCCTTTAGCTGAAACCAAAACGTCACGTGATAGGCTATCTTTTAGATGTCCACCTTTGACTAAAGCTGCTACACAGCCTAACTTTAATAATTCTTTAGCGGCATTCTCCATGTCATTATAGTTAGAGATTTTAATATCTAGTATTTGTTCTGCTTCTGGAATATTTGGTGTAATTATGGAGCTGAGATTAATCAATTTTGTTTTCATTTTTTCAATTGCCTTAGGATGCAATAATGAATTGCCACTTTTGGCTACCATTACAGGATCTAAAATTATTGGAATGCCATTTGCATTTTTCTCTAAGAAATTTCCAACTAGTTCGACTATCTGTTTAGAGAACAGCATCCCAATTTTAATTGCATCAGGGATGATATCATCAAAAATTGCTTCGAGCTGTTCTTCAATACATTTTATAGGTATGTCATAGCAATTTCTTACTCCAGTAGTATTTTGCACGGGAAGCGCAGTAAGAACTGTCATGCCATAGCATCCAAATGCCGTAAATGTTTTGAGATCTGCTTGGATGCCTGCACCACCAGAACCGTCAAAGCCAGCAATAGATAAACACTTATGTTTCATATAAATTTCCTCATTGTATCGATGTCACATGAATATAATTGATTAATAAATTCAACACGAAATGATCCTGGTTTGTCTGTTTTACTTTCTGTTATTTGTCCGCACAGTCCAAAATATGCTGTTGCAAGTTTTGATGCTTCAAATGAATCAGGAATAATAGTTTTAAATGTAGCAATTATAGCAGTTAAAGAACACCCCATGCCAGTAATAAGAGGCATAAGTGAAGAGCCAAACCTTAGCTCTATATCCTTATCTCCATTTGTTATGAAATCAACTTCTCCGCTGACTGTAACGACGTTATTATTTACCTTAGCAATTATTTGCGCTATTTCTTTTGCTTGGTGTGTGGAATGTAAAGATTCTACTCCGCGAGCCCTGACGCCATCATCTATTAGTGAGATAATCTCGCTGGCATTGCCTCTAACTATGTCAGCTTTGACTGTAATTTTTTTAGATAACTCATTGCGCAGACTTGTTGCACCAGAGCCGACAGGATCTAGTATTAGGGGTTTATTATATTTTTTTGCAAGTTTTGTTGCAAGTTTTGCGCTGTTAATGAAATTTTTATGTAAACTGCCAATGTTTATATAGATCGCATTACTTATTTTAACTAGATCTTCTAAGTCACTTTCATATTCTGACATAATTGGTGCGGCGCCGATAGCAAGTAATGAGTTTGCAATAAAATCCATCGTCACATAATTTGTTAGGATTAATATCAATGGCTTGTTTCCCTTAATTTTCTCTATTGCATTTTTTATGTCTTCAAGCATGATAAAATTTCCTTATATGGTTATGTAAAGTTTTGGTGGTAAATGCTGGGTCATAAGCGTTATGGAACGCTCCGATAGCAGCTATCCCTCTTGCTCCAGATAGTAAAACTTCTTCAATATTGGATTCATCTATTCCACCAATTGCAATTATTGGTTTATTTGAAATAGATGCACATTGCTTTAAACCTTTGCATTTCCAGATTGTTTTAACATTTGGTTTGTTTTTGGTTGGAAAGATTGCTCCTACGCCAACATAATTTATTGGCAATTCATTTGCTAGTTTAAGTTGTTCAAGAGAATTTACAGTAAGGCCAATGATTTTATTATCTCCAAGAAGTTTTCTTGCCTTAAATACATTGCCATCATCTTGTCCTAGATGTACACCTGCTGCTCCAACTTTGTGGGCCAGCTCAGGATTATCATTAATGATAAGAGAGATATTTAAAGGTGTGAGTGTTTCAAGCATGATAGTTGCTAATTCAAATAACTCACGTTTGTTTAAGTGTTTTTCACGAAGTTGGACAGAATCTATGCCATAATTAGCACAAATTTCTAAAAACTTTAGATATTTATCTAATGTTATATTGTTTTTATTTGTAACCAATGTAAGAAAAGGAATGTTCTTTTTCATAGTATAACTCCAAAAATTGGAGAAAATGAAAAAGCAAAAATGTGTCAAATTTATAGTTTACACATCTTATAAAAACTAAAATCATAAATGACCTTAGTATAAATTTGCTTCACACTTCCTCCGCAGGCATTACCCAGAGCAGGTTATAAGGGTTTTTCTCAGTCTTGCTTAAAGCAAAACACCCCTGATGAATCTAAATATACCTTTTAACATAGCTATGTTTTTTTTGCTGTAAAGAAAAATAATTCCAGGGATCACTGGCGGGACATTTGTCGATAATCTTTAATAAAAAAGAGCAACGAACCATAAAATTTAAATCTCGTAACTAAGGTAAATACTTATTATTGATTATTATATTAAATTTTATATTTTTGATTGAGAAGGGCTATGAATTAAAAAGCTTAGTGGTTGAATTGTTTAGGGTTAGGCTAGCGTTATACTTTAAATAAATTAATACTTAGTACAAGTTAATCTAGTTAAATTATAAATACAATTAAAAAATCATCAATTTTATAAGTCTTTGATATTCGCTAAGAAATACAAAGTCTTATCAAACCCTAATGTATTGATTGATCTTCTGACGTCACTTCCTGACAAATACGCTTTAAACTAGAATGCTGAGGCAGCTCATAGCGTATATCCAATAGTTCTCCTAGGCGAACTATTAAGTTTAATATCATACTATTAAGTATTACATTTTTATTATCTTCATTATTTCCCCCTATGTTAAGCCTATAAAGTTCTTCTTTGATTTTATCGGGCAATTTTTTAAATGATGCAACTATTTCTTGAGAAAATGGTGCATATAATTTATCAGCTATTTCTTTTTTTTTATTAAAAGTTAATTTTTTCATATTTCCTTTTTATATATTGTTTCTATATGAATTTTATCATATTAATTATACTAATAACAGTCTTCATCACAATCTTCTTGTAGCTCAGGAAATCTGGCATAAAGATCAGGACTTTCCATTATATCTAATTTTAAATCACTATATTCTCTGTCTAAATATTGGTGACGTTTAATAGATTGTTTCCTTTCGTCTTCCTTAATATAATCAAAAGTATTTCGTTTTGTTATTATACAATCTATAATAAATTTAATATGCATTTTTTATCTTACTTGCTATCAAATTCCTGCGTATGGTCTAAATTTAAAACCTGGAGTATAAACACGTTGACGATAAGGTAATCTATGGCGCGGTATACTTGTAAGTAAAGGACTCTCTGGAGGTTTAGTTATTCCTAATTTTTTGCTTGCATTGGAATATAAGAGTATTGACAAGTCTTTTAGTAATTGAGTTGTTAGATTTGTAGATAATTTCAAAGTCTTGCGTTCTTCTATAAGATCTCGGTGTTTACCAATTCTCCTATTTCTTTCTTCACCTTCTTCTTGCTCAGCAGTAACAAATTGCAGTAAAAATTGCTCAATCCTTCTATCTTCTTCAACTGAAAAAGTCTTATATTCTTTGTTGTTGTAATATACTTTATCAAAACTTATCCGTTTTCTTCTTTTATTTTCATCATTTAAAAAATTTTTAAACCTATTATTATTATATACTATGTTAAGACTATATTTAGTGGTGACATTTTTTTTTCGTTTGATTAAATTCTGTTTAAGAGAGTCATCATAGAACTCTGTAAGCCTGTTAAGACCGTTTATTTTAAGGGTATTGTTCTTTTTTTGTTCTATTCCTGATGCATTATATGCTTTTCTTATTCTGCTGCTTTTGACCCTGGCGTAATTATAAAAATGATTCTTGGTAAGTCCATACTCTTTCAAAAGAGCAAAGTTTATAGAATAAGTATATTTGTTATTAGGATAACCATACTTTGTTCTTGGTTGTTCCTTAGTTACTGTTATAAGACCACATTTAATAATCTTCTTTCTTTCTCTTATAATAGTCCTTTTGCTTTTAATCATTCCTTTGGATAACTCTATTAAATCTTCATCAGTACAATAATATTTTAAATCAAGATCAATTGAATTCTTATGTGAAAATTTTGTTTTGCCCATTTTTTCTGCCATATGTATTAGCATTCCCATCATTTCCACGGTAGCGCCTGTAAACCTACCAAAGCTAGGTTTAAGAATTTCATTGTTGCGCTCAACAAATTTCTGCATATTAGCTAAAATTTTAGGGGGCGAAAAAGTACCTGAGAAAGTGCCTAAGAAAGTAACGGCATGAAATATACCTTTAACGTCTAAAATTTTAATGGTTTTAGCTTTATTAGAAGAGATAATATTAAGAGCATTTAAATTATCATTAATATCTTTTCGACGAAGGTTAACAGAGTCAGTATTAAAATTAACGAATTTATGGTTTTTTTGTTGACAGGGAATATTTGATGAGATAATGTTCATTTCGAAGGCCTTTGAAAAGCGTAAAACCTTCGATTAGGGCTTTTGAAATTTTCTAGCGGGAGTTTCATAAAAAACCACTCATTAAAATTCTTTTGTCGGTTTTTAATATAGTTGGTACTTAATTAAATTACAAGTTCTTTGTTTTGTAGTTAGTAGTTAATAAAAAAGGCTCTTTAACGGAGCCTTTTTTAATTTAAACAATTAAAGATTTAATTAAAAAAACAATAGTTATAATCACCAATATAACTAACAAATAATTTAAACAGTTATTCTTATTATTTATCTGAGAATTGTTAAACCTTTCTCTAGGATCTCTCCATAAATTATCTAATTTAGCTTGCCTAGACTTTTCTAAAGTCTTTTTTATATCTACTTTAATTTGCTCTTCAATCATTTAACCTATCTAATTAAATTGATTTTCTTTTTAAGATTTATAACATAAATTATAATAATAAAGCAAATTTTTGTATATTGTCACGTTTGTCAACTGGCTATGTCTTCATTTTATTCTTTTGTAGCCAGTCAATGAACTTAGTCTCATCTATTAATAACTGTCTTTCGATTTTAACAATTGCTCCGCTTTCTTTAAGACCGTTTTCATTACGGAGACGTAACCAAAATTTTATTCTTGTTGCAGTTAATATAGTAGGCAATCTTCTTGCCATCTCGTCTATAGTGATTAGATTTCTAGGATCAGATAGGGTCATTAATAATTTCCTTTTTGAAAGCATTTTCTTCATTAGAATTTTTAACTTTCATCTTGTCAACCATATTTTGCAAACTATCTATTAAAAATTGAACAGAAACTACATCTAAATACACGCTTAATCCTGTAATATGTTTGTTGTTTTTAAATGTTTGTATATTAATACGTATAGCTTCTTGATCAAGAAAATCATGATTATTAAAGAAATTTGATATCTGCATTATAGTAGAACTTCCTTCATTATCTACAGATGTAATATTTAAAAGATTTTTTAATAAAGTATCATCTTCCAAAACATAATTCATATGAATATCATAAATTCCTAATTTAGTATCTATAAATTTTTTGCTCATAATATATACCTTAAAATATTGTTTTTGCTGAAATTTGTTTACGTTTAGTATTTAAACCCACATAAAGAAGGATTATCTGTAATGCTTCAAAAAAATTAATGTATCCATCTTTATATGCTCGTATAGTTTTTTTTATCATTTTTAAACTCCTTATTTTAAATTATAAGCATATGCTTACAAGTTAAACATTATATACAACACAATCGCATGTCAATACATTATATATAATACATATATACTATTCGAGAGTTTGTTAAAACTACCCTATACAATATATTGACATTATATACACAATACATATACAAAATAATACATTGACAGCTTATAATTTTTGCTCTATATTTAAAATGTTATATAATTTAAAAAAGGAGCAAAAATATGTTAGATTTATCAAAATTAGAAGCAAGAATTACATTAAAGCCTCATAGGTGGGTAGTTTATGGTGGTGAAGGAGCTGGAAAAAGTACATTAGCATCTCAAGCACCTAACCCTATATTCTTATGTGCTGAAAATGGTGCCGAGGCTCTTCCGGTACGAGCTCATCAAATTAAATCCTATCAGGATCTTACAGACAGTATTCAATGGTTATATAAAGAAGAACATGACTATCAAACTGTAGTTATTGATACTATGGATGCCCTTGAGAAACTAGTATGCGCTAAAATTGTAGAAGAACATAATAATGATCCTCGCAATAATAGGGTTGAAACACTTGCTGAGATTAATCAGAAAGTTTATAGAAAAGGTACTATTTTATTTCTCGACAAATGGTCAAAAATAACATCTGCTTTAGATGCATTACGTAATAAACGTAATTTAAACATAATATTACTGGCTCATAGTAACTTTGAAGGAAAAATTATCCAAGACCCTATTAATGGATCTTATACGAAATTTGATCTTAAACTTGATAAAGACGTTACCTCTCATTTAGTTGAATGGGCTGATTGTGTGTTTTTCTTATGTAAAGACATGTATGCAATATCTTCTGCTGCTGAAACAAAAAAAGGTAAGGTTCGTATGGCAACTGATGACAGAGTAATAATAACAGAAGATAATGGCAGAGTAAGAGCTAAAAATAGATTTAGATTACCGCCAAAAGTTGTAAATCACATCGATAAAGCTTATGATTTATTACATGAGATGATTGTAGATTATATCGATACAAGCAATTCTAATATTGTTGATTTTAAAAAATCTAATGAATCTAAAGAAAGAGATGTAACAGCGTATTTAGGAGCTGGTTAATTAATAACTTAAAAGGAGAATAAATTATGAATACAAATGAAAAATTAGACTGGACTAACATTGAAGATATTATGAAAAGTGAAGAAGCTAAAAAAACTCAGTTATCACAGGTTTTACTACCTAATAATATTTACGATGCTATAATTTCAGGTTCTGAGCTTAAACAATCAAAAAAAGGCGATAATTATCTTAGTATAGCTTTTACCATCTTAAGTCCAGATGCTTATAAAAACCGTATTATCTATGACATTTATATGCAAACTCATGATAATACCGAAGTTGTTGATCGTGCTAAATATAAGCTCCGTCAAGTGTGTATGGCAGTTATGGGGAAATTAGCAGATTATCCAGTTGATTTAATCGGTAAAAAAGCTAAGCTTTCTATTAAAACAATTGACGAAAAAGATAATAATGGAATATATAAAGTAAACTCTGAAGGAAGAACTATACAGAAAAATGTGATTACAAGAGTAATGAGCGTTAATGAAGTTGTTCCTAATATTTTACAATCTAAACTAGATTATAATGAGTCAATTGATAAAAAACCATTGTTAGATATCAATAATCTTGATTTAGAAGACTCAATACCGTTTTAATGTAAATGAAACCATATAAAATACGTGCTAAAATTATGAAATCTAAATCTATAAAAACAGATTTAGATTCAATTAATTCAATAAAAGGCATTGTTTTAATAATTGATGATGAGGATATTAATCATCATGTAATCAGAATGATTTTAAAGAATGCTAAATATGATATAATTAGCACATATAGTGGAGAAGAAGCATTAGATTATCTTAGCAAGCATTCAAGTGAAATTGATTTTATATTTCTAGATTTAATGATGCCTAATATGCATGGTTTAGAAGTGTTGAAAAAAATAAAATTTGATAAGTCTCTCGCTAATATTCCTGTAATTGTTCAAAGTGCTAGCGATAATAAAAATGACTACTCTAAAGCTATTGAATTTGGAGCGATTAAATTTTTTATAAAACCTACTAACCACAAAGACATAATTGATTTTATAAAAAGTAATTTTAAATAGTATAACTATCTATGTGTTTTGAAATATAATTTTATTCTTTTTTTATGTTTTTTACGTTGTTCTGTCTTTGATAAAGTTATTATTTACAATTATGTTATATTTCTATATAAATTATATAATAAAGCTAATTCAGCATTAAGAAGCTTTCCAAAAGTGTATATATAGGTAATGATGACAAAGAATTATCCGGGATTTCAAAAACATCAAAAAAAGATAGTTTATCCAGATTTTAACGAATATATAGATATAATAAGTGCTATAATGGATCATAAAAAATATGAATCTCGTTCTGAATATGAAAAAGATCATACTCTTTTATCTATAAAAGTGTTTGAAAAAATGCTTCAAAAAAATTATATAACTGATGAACAAAAAAAAGAATATGAAACAACTATAAGATTATTAAAAGGAAAAATTAATGCTGAAGAAACTATTATTAAAAATGCTTTAGAACAATAAGGATATTTAAAACGATATCTCACTTTAGATAGCGTAAAATCAATGGTTACAACTATAATAGAAATAACAAAATGAGCATAATATTTTCAGCAATGATAGGATTTTTACATGCATATATTCCTAATTTCTTAAATAAAATATTTAATTATTATCAAGATAAAACAGATAAAATACATCAATTGGCTATTTTAGATAGACAAATAGCTAATACTAATATGCAATTAAAATTACAAGTACAAGTTCAAGAACAAATAGCACAAACACAAGCAGATGCTGCTATTAAAGAAAAATTATATGAAACAATTAATACTCCTATCGGTATAAAACTAATAGATTCAATTAATGGTCTTATACGACCATTATTATCTATATTAATTATGTGTTTATATACTACTTTAGTAATTTTAATTTATCAGGATTTGAAAGAGTTAAATATAGATACATTATCATCAATCTTAGTAAATATATTATATTCAATTCTAAATATATTTACAGTTATGACCTGTTTTTATTTTGGTAGTGTAGCTTGTAATAAAACCTAATTTTAAAAATAAAGTTAGCTTATTTAAACATAATATTTTTTAATAAAATTAACTATTATTATACTTTTGTGTTTTTATTCCTTAAGACACGAAAACATTCTTTTATTAGAAAATTTATGTGCCAATACTATTGGCGCAGTAAAACCAAATATAACAGCTTGTGTATGTTGTGATTGGTTAATCTCAGTACCTTTATTTTCATAAAACATGCTGCCTACTGAAAATCCTACTGAACCTAAAAAAGTTAAGGCTTCTAATGAGAATGTTAAACAAGAGCGCCACTCATTCCTCTCAGGAATAAGATGATGTATCAAACTTGTTGTAAACCCTAAAGCAACAGGAGCCATAAAAAAAATACCAGTAAAAGCTTTATCTGTTGTAGTAAATTCTTGAAGAATATCAACATAGTCTTGAGGAGTAGTTGGTATTATGGAGCATCGATTGAAGTTGTTTCATTATGTAAAAGACCTTCAGGTGAATGTGTATCTGCTATATAATCCATTTTTTATCCTTATTAAAATTTTATTAACGTAAAATAAAGTTATGTAATTTACACTTATAATATATTGTAATAAACTTAATATAATGTCAATAGTATTTATATTTTTATCAGGATGCCTGCTCGTTTGTAAGCTTCGCGTACTCTACTGCTTTTGACCCATGCATAATCCCATAGCATTTGTTTAGTAACTCCATATTGATTTAATAAAGTTCGAAGCATGGTTATATTATACCAGCAAGTTGTATCTCGTTGAAAATCATAAAGATCTAAACACACTTTCTTTAAAATCCTATCTGGTATTTTTTTCCAAACTTTACCATCTATAACTTTTAATTCTGCTTCTATTATATGTAATATACCACCTACAATCATAGACACCGCAGGGAAAAATTTATCATTCTTAAATAATTTATTAATAAATATTTCTATTTCAGGAGATATCTCAGGTGCTTTAAACCTAATATTACAAGCATTAAAAGGATCAATATTAATATTAAGAACATTTAAATTATCATTTAATGATGATTCACACATATAACCGATTATATTACCTTCTAACTTAAGTTTACTTTGATTCATATTCTAATCCTTTGCAGTATCATCTTTAATACGTTTATCAACATCCCATATAGCATTATTTATTTGCCATACAGCTTTTTTAAGCATGTCTTCCTGATAGAATATTCGTTTACCTAATGACATTTTTTCGTAATTATCTAATCTTTTATTTTTTTTATTTTGTAACTCATCATATTTAGTAGCATAAAATACCAGTCTTTCAAAGTATTTCTCTTTGAGATTGGTTAACATATTAATCATATTATCAAATTGCTCAGGAGTTATAACAACTCTGTTATCCATAAAACTGTTTTCTATCATTTTTTTATATTCTCCTGTATTTTTTTAAGAAAGTTATCGCGTTGTTCTTCATTCGAATAAAATACTTCAATATAGTCATCACCAGTAGAAAAATTAATTCTATTTAATTTAACTTTAATAATATATTCAGATCTACCATCATGTAATTTTCTAGTATAACTTTCAAATCCAACGACATCTTCATTTTTTATAACGTAAGGTTCATTACAAATAGAGCGCCGTAATCTATCATAAATTCTAATTTCTTGTTGAGTAGGTTTTTTTTCCTTGCCTTGATTCTCAAGAAAATTTTTACTAGGTGAAATAATCAATCCCATTATTTATTTCCGAATATTTTATCTATAATTAAATCTACAAAGCAAGCTGTTATTGTTATAGCTAATATTATTGTAATAATATTACTATTGAATATCAGAAATGTTAAATAATGTATTACTATTATTTGAAGAATTCTTAAAAGGATTCTTATGTTAATCATCATTTATCTCCGAATATTTTCTTGTTCATACTGCTTACCACATCAGTTATATGTGATTGGGAAAGATGACTATAACGACTTACCATTTGCAAAGATTTATGACCTAATATTTCAGCTATTTCTGTAGCGGTAGCACCATTCATAGCCAGGTAACTAGCAGCACAATGTCTTAAATCATGAAATCTAAAATCTTTTATATTAGCTTTTTTGAGAACTTGTCTCCATTTATATTCTATGGTTATATGTTTAGTAGAAATTTTACTTACAAATACATAACTATCATTACTTTTTTTATAATCACTAAGCCATTGTAATAATTCAAAAGCTTTCCCTACTAAAGGCAATCTTCTAATCTCATTATTTTTAGTCTCATATAAAATAATTGCATTTTTATCTAAATGTACATCTTTCCATTTTAAAGTAAGTAACTCCATTTTTCTTGCTCCTGTACTAAGAGCAAGTATTACTAAAATATATAAATCAGGATATTTTTCTCCTTTGCATACATCAAGTATAGTATCAAGTAGGTGCTGACGTTCTGTATCAGTTAGATACCTAACCCTCCCTCTTGGTTCTTTTAATTTAGTAATATTTCTTGTTGGAGATACTTCAAGCCAACACCATTCTTTAATAGCTACATTAAATGCATGATTAATTACTGCCATATATCTATTAATAGTACTTGCGGATCTTTGTTTTTTTATATCTAATTCTAATTGAGCTAATTTATCTCTGGCTTCTACAATCATAGCAGTAGTGATTTCATTTAAATTATAATTACCTAATTGTTTTTTCCACCAAAGTAATTGAGGCCCTTGTTTAGCAATAGATTCAGGCTTTCTAATTAAAATATTATCTATATAACGTTCTACTAAATCACTAAAACTATGTTTTTCTTTTGTTCCTTTGAAATATCTTTTTTCTCTAATAGCAGCTTCGGTAATGGAAGCCCATTTTTTGCCATCTGCTAATTTATCAAATGTACAACTGACAGAAGGAGCTCCTTTTATATCAATTCTAACTCGATAAGAAACTGACTTGTCTTTTTTAAAACGTTTTTGAATACTTGCCATTTAATATTTAGGAATAGGACTTAACTTAATAGTAATTTCTGCATTAGTTTCATTATCTACCTTACCTTTAAGGAAAGCAGTTGCTTCATCATCATTATAAGCAATCTTTTCTCGTGCTAGATAACCAGATTCGATAGTTATGTTATTTAATAATATAGATAATTTTTGATATAATGTTTTCATATTTTACTTTTCCTTATACATATAATTAATTTTATTTATTAATAATCTAATTTATTAACAAAATTATTTTATAATAAATCTAATATAATGTCAACATGGGATTACATATCCCATAAAATAATAGCTAAAAATCAAGGATAATACTAGAAATTATTTTTTGATTATATTCAAATAGGAGAGTTTTGGGAGATTCATAATAAAAAAGACTGATTTTTACCCCAGTCTTTTTTATTAAAATACCAACGAGGAATGAATTAAATTGAGAAATAACGACAAAACTCAATCTACGATTAAATTATAATATTGTTATATATAAAATCAACTTGTTTTATCTTTAATTTTACAAGCATATGAATATATTTCTGAACTTGTTAGTTCTAATAAAACACTTGCATCTAAAAGATTGTTAGGCATTTGATATTTTGCTGCTCTTTCTGCTACTTGCTTTTCTACATAAATTTTTTCTTTTGGCAAAACAATAGAAGTAGGTGAATTATTATTCTCATTTTTTTTAATATAAGTACGAGTAGTATTGGAATGGATTTCATCTACACCCATTGCTTTATACCATTTTAGTATTTTAATATCGCTCTGACTTAATATCACATTTATATAACTTTACAAATTAACTATTATTTTTGTATAATAGCTTCTTAAACAATTAATAATAATGTAAAATACAAAAACATATATGTCAATTGACCTTATAGACGCTTTAGTTAAACATTTAAAAACTGATTATGATGCTTTTATAATGTTACAATCTAAAGAAGATTATGACGGTAATTTAAAAGCTATGAGTAATAGTTTTGGTTTTGACTATATAAATAAAGATAATTTAATAAATGTAATCTTTGCCTTTCTATCAGGAACTGTAAAAGTTGCCTATAGCACTAAAACTAATAAATTTAAAGGAAATTTTATTCAAAAAGAAGGAGTTACTGAAGTAATAATATATCGTCCTATATTTATTAATTTAGTTAAAAATAAAAACATTGAAGTTATAGAAAGACTAACACGTTATGATTTAGCTCCTAAATTGCATATATATGATATAGAAAGCTTTAATGAGACGGATTATGATAATTTATGTCAACAATTAGAAAAATTATTTAACCCTTTAAATATGAGACTTGAATGAATAATAATGCAATGCGTAGCGAATTACTAAATATATATACTTATTTAAAATATCTATCAAATACAATTGATAATTTATTAAATGAAACACCAACTGAACATATATATCAGGCAGCATGGCTCTCTAAATGTTTAAATCTAGAAGAAATTTTAACTATATTTCAAAATCAATTTATCAATAAAAGAGAGAAATTCAACCTAGTACTACAGAAGGCTTTAAAAGAGTTAGATATTGACGTTGATGCTAAAATTCAAACTAACTCTTTAGAAGAAGCTAGTATTCGTGAACACACTAAAGATTTAGCTAATGCAACTATTGTAAGTTCTGTAAATGTACTTGATAATATGTTTAGTACCCTTGAAGAAGATTTACAAAAAAAGTTTGAAATAACTGAAGCTGCTATTATAAGTCATGGCAAAGAAATTCATGAAATAAAAAATTATCTTCAACAAGAGCTTATTCCTGCGGTAATAAAATTAAATTCATTAATATCGCAAGAAACAACAACACAGCCGTCACAAGTCAAAGAGCAAGAAGAAAGAGAAGAAGAATATAAAAAAGCTTTATTTATAATTAATGAAGGAAAAAAAGACAAAGAGAATCAAGTTACTATAAAAGGTATTACTAAAGAAAAAGATAATAAACCTCCCAAATGGATTAACTATATAGATGAAGTAAAGCAAAAAATGCAAGAAAAAGGATGGAGTGAACATGAAGTAGCTGAACTTGCTAAAATTAACTTTAATTCATTTAGAAAATTTCAAAGAAAAGATCCAAAATTAACTAATGGAGTAGTTAATAAAATACTAAAACTTTTTGATATAAATTATTAACAATAAAGGAGACAAAATGAGTATTAAAACAGTAGAAATTTATCATGGAGATGCTGCACGAAAACCAATGCTAGTAGGTATTAATAAATTTGCAAAAGCTGTAGGTTCAACACTTGGTTCACAAGGTAAAAATGTAATTATTGAAAAAGGAACTGAAGGACTTCATCAAATAACCAAAGATGGTGTTACCGTTGCTAAAAGCATTTATTTTAAAGATGAATTAGAAAATTTAGGCGCACAATTAGTAAAAACCGTTACTGAAAAAACTGCTAATTTTATTGGAGATGGTACTACTTCTAGCACTATTTTAGCTGCTGCTATGTGTAATGAAGGTTATGATTATATTCAACAAGGTATAAATACCGTTGAACTTAAAAAAGGATTAGATTATGCAAAAAATAAATTTATTACATTTCTTGAAAGTTATGTAAATATTATAGCTGATAATAATGATGGAGAAATGGCTTATAAAATTGCTACTATTTCTTCTAATTATGATGAAGATATAGCATCTACTTTACGTGATACCTTTAAAAAAGTAGGTAAAAACGGCGTTATAGTAGTAGATAAAGAAATTCAAGGTTCGGAAAAAACTAAAACCATGCATTTAGATCTTATTGAAGGATTTAGAGTAGAAAGTGGTTATATTAACAATAATTTTATTATTGGAAATAGTGCTAACAGATGGGAAGCTAATGACTGTAGAATTTTAATATTACCTATGGATATTACTAATTTTCAATTTATTATTCGCATTGTAGAACATTGTGCAAGTAAAGGAGAACCTATACTTATAATTGCTAATGATTTTACCGGAGATTCCGTTATAAGCATGCTACAAAATAATGCTCACGGTAAAGTAAAAATATGCGGTATTAAAAGTCCTTCTATAGGAGAAGAAAAAGCACAAATATTAGAAGATATATGTATCTATACAGGTGCTAAATACCATAAAACTTCTGATGGTAGATTTAGAGAAGATATTACACCTAATTTTTTAGGCATAGCAAATAAAGTAATAGTAGAACGTACTCATACCACTATTCTAGGCGGCAAAGGTGATCCTATAATGATTCAAAATCGTGTAGATAGCATTACTACTGATATTGAATCAGGTACATTAACCGCTTATCAAAGAACTTATTATCTAGCACGTAAAGCCCAATTACTAGGTCAGGTTGCTATGATTAAAGTATGTGGTCAAACTGATACCGATTTATCTGAAAAGTTAGACCGGGTTGATGATGCTGTACATGCTACTAAATCTGCTATCACTTATGGTTATGTAGCTGGAGGAGGATCAATATTATTTAAGATTGCTCATTTTATGGAAAATTTAATATTGGATGATAATACAAATGGATTTAATGCTGGAATATTAGTGTTTATTAAAGCTTTAAAAGCTCCTATGTCTAAAATTATTAGCAATGCTACAGGTTTAGAAGATGTTACAGAATATTTAGATAAAATTAATCAATCAAATAATAAGAATATATCAATATTTGGCTTTGACGCTAATACTTCCAGTATAGTTGATATGTTAGATACAAATATTATCGATCCATATGAAGTAGTAAAATATGCAGTATTGGATGCTGCTGCTGTTGTAGGAATATGGCTTACTACAGATACTGCCGTAATTAATGTTCGTAAAGATGCAACTGAAAATTTACGTGAATTATTACTTGGAAATGTAGTTTAAGGAGATAAAAATGAGAGAAGAACAATTTAGATTATATTGGATACAATGTTTACAAATGGCACTTGCTTATAATCCAGAAAGTCCTGAAAAACAGAAAGAAATAGCCGATATTTTATTTGAATCTATTATAAGTATACTGAAAAAAGAGAGTAAAACTGTTTTAGAATCTGCTTTGCATAAAATCAAACATTAAAGATTGATAATAAACATATTTTATGTCATATTAAAATGAGCAAATAATAATTTAATTTATATTAAATTTTTGCATTATTTTCTTTTAAACTACATTAATTTGTTCATTCCTTTAATTTAAGAGGTTAATATGTCTTTAAAAAAATATACTTATAATGATAAGATTTATTATATTAATCCAGATAAAATTAATTATTTAATTCATGGTCAATCACTTTATCCAGTATCTGCTTTTGCTAAAATAGGAAGTAGTCTTTTTACATTTTTGTTTGACAATCAAAAGTCAATGTCAATTAATTTTAATAATTATATAGAAGGAAAACAATGGGTTGAGGATAATTTTATAAATCCACCTTTAGTAGGAGAAACCTCTCCTAATGAATGTCATTGTGAATATACGTAATAGCTAAAAAATGTTATTCTAGTACTGGTGGTGTTATAAATTGTAATTAATGCATGAGTAAGATTATGGATCTAGGCATCGTACAAACAATCAGATGGGCACTTGGCATTGACAAAGAATTAGAACAATTACGAGCACAGTTTGCAAAAACCACAACAGAATACAATGCTAAAATCGAAGCACTGCAATCAAGCCTAAATGATACAAAAAATGATCATGCTAAAGAAATTGGAATTTTAAGAGATAAACTTGAGAAAACCAGTGATGATTTAGAAACGCAAGCAAAAAATGCAGAAACTTATTTAACTCTAAGAACCCAATTAGAGCATGTTAGTTCAGATTATTATATGAAGGATCACGGTCAATGGAACGTTTATCTTATTTAAATCTCTATCTCTTCCTTAATTTTCTTCTCTATTGCTTCTTTTATCCATATATTTCGTGCTTTTGAATAAATACTGCTTTCTAAATAACTATCAATGGCATTTAGCATTTTGGCAGGTATACGAATCGTAATTTTAATGTTATCGTTTTTACTATCGGGATTTTGTTCTGTTTTTACCAATCCTTTATTAATAACATTATCTATTAGACCTGTTAGGGTTTGGTTGTTTCTTATAGTTGGTTTCTTTGTTATTGTCATAATTGGCCTTTCTAATAGGTCTGTTATAGGTCATTTATATGTCATATTGAAAAATATAATTATATAATGTTTTTATCTCAAGAATTGCTTTTTGATCTTTAAGTTTGAGTTCGGTTATTGCTTTTCCTTCAGCTGCTGCATTACCAAAAACTTTTCTATTACATATGATTGAATTTGTTAGCATTTTTATATTATTTGTATCTTTAATAAATTTTTGTGCTTCACTATTATCTAATCCTCTGGAATCTGCTCTATTTAAAAAAGCACATGATTGAATATTAGGATTAATTTGTTTGATTTCTTCAATAACATTAGATACTGCTTCCAAAGTCCATAAATCAAAACTCCTTGGAACAAAAGGAATTAATAAAATATCTGCTATTGAAAGAGCAGCACGTTGACTTACCGTATCTCTACCACCGGTATCTATTATAATATCGTTATAATTGGCTTTTAGTTTTAAGATTTCAGTCCTTACAGCTTTTCCAGTTAACTTTATACATGTATATTGAGGAAGCTTTTCTTCTTCTTTGCTATTTCTTAAAATAGAAAAATCATATGATGTTTCTTGATCGTCTGCATCGACCAATAGAATATTAGGCTTTTCATAACTCCTCATAATAGCGATGTTTGTTGCAATTGTAGTTTTGCCCGAACCGCCTTTTATTCCACCAACTACTATTATCATATATGACCTACTTAATATGTCTACTATAGGCCTAGAATAGGTCAAATATATTTTGTGTCAAGGATTACTTGAGTTAAAATAATTAATCTTCGTATTCTTCTTCGTTAATATCTGAGGAGATAGATTTACTCATTTCATTAATAAGCCTATTTGCAGTTGGATATAAATGTCTTAGTTTATCAGCATAATTTTTATTAATTTCCATAGCAACACGCTTACTTGGTGCTTTATCTATTTTATTTACCCAATTATAAAATGCAGGAGAAGTAAGTATATTCTCATTAGTGGTTGCAGCTGCTCTTATTAATCCTTCAGCTGAACCTAAACCAACCGCAGCTCCCCATGCACCATGTGTTGCGCCACCAATTCCTGAAACTATAACTCTAGTAGTTGTTTTTAATGCTGTTTTTAAATGTTGTGCTGTATTAGGAAAATTTTTATAAGTTTGTATCATAGATAAATGATTATTTAATGATTTCATATTATCTAAAATGACTTTTTGTTCTTTTGGTATATGAGATATTATTTGATCATAATTTTTTTTAGGTATTTTATCTATATTCTTGTAAAAAAGATTAGCATTAAAATCACTGTTTTTTTCTAAACCTATTTGATAAAGCATTCCTTTTGCTAATTGCTCAGGATTATCATTATTCTTAAATAATTTCGTTAAATATTTATCAGCACTATCTTTACTATATAATTCTTTAGTTAATGTTGAAACGGATTCTCCACCTTTTCCTTCTTTAATTTTATTACTGATAGGTTTAATATGATCAGCATAATCTTGATAATATTTATTAAAATCTTCTCTTGCTTTCAATGCTTCCTCACCTTTAGATGCAAATTTAATATCAATATCTTTATCTATAGCTTTAGCAAGTTGTTTTATTCTTCCTTCATCAACTTTACCTTCAGTAATAAAATGACTAATTTTTTTGTTTAATATTTCTCTTAGAGCAAATCTAGCGTCTTTATAACTTGCAATACCATTTTCTAACTCATTTAAAACTCTAGCTTCTCTTGGTATTTTAGAATCTCCTAAAATATCCGAAAGATTATTAATTTCTAATTCTTTTTTAAAATCTTTAATTGCTTCTACCGTATTGGGAAATTCAATTGTTTCTTCCTGAGGTAAATAATGATTAGCACGTTCTTCTAAAGTTTTCATTACTTCGTTTTTCTCTTTAGATATATTTTTTGCAGTTTGTTTAGCTTCCTGCGCTAAATTATTTCTATCTTTTAAAGCTTCTTCAGGCTCTATAGTTTTTAAAGTTTCTTCATTTAATTTATTATATAAGCCTTTTTCCCGTTCAAGAATCTTACTTCCAGACTCATTTTTTGCTTGTTGATACAATCCTCTTATATGAGGAGATTTAGCAGTTAAACCAATATTAGGTTCCTCTCCTATGGACTCTAATAACTGAGCAGCTTTAGGATCGATATCAATAGACTTTGTAAGTTGCTTAGGAGGTTCAATATTAGAAATAAGATTAGCGATACCACTTCCTGCCTGTTTTATAGCTTTAGGAGCATTTAAAATATTCTGACCTGCAATGGTTGCTAAAAATTGAGAAATAGGATCATTAGGATTATTTTGTTTTACAGCTTCAGAAGTAGCACCACCTAACGAAGCAGATGCAATTGCTTTTTTACCTTCGGGAGCACCAAATAAATATTTTAAAGCAGTAGGAGCTTTATTAAGAGTATTTTTCACCATACTTATTTTAGCAGCAGGATTTACAAATGCAACCGCTTCTCTTCCTATCTTCTCATTATCAGTTAAAGGCATGTATTTATCCAATAACTCTTTTTTTAATAGATCTGATGCATAAGGTACTGAAGGAATATTAATCGGCTCCTCTGCAATATCAGAAAATGGGGCACGCGGTATTGCAGTAGGATAACCGGCTTGTTTTTCTGTCATCCAACTTCCAAAATTTGCTATAGCTGACGGAATATCAGCCACATAAGCAGGTGCAAGAGCTGCTCCATGAGTTAATACTTTTCCTGAACTTTTGGCTATATCTCCTAATTCTTCAAAAGTAGAAGGAACTTGTTCATAATCATCATTACTAATAAAGTTATTACCTTCAAGCTCATTTAAACGCATAAGCATAGCTTGTTTTTGTGGCTTTGAAAGCTGCCTTATATCTACCGATTCTAACTGTTTAGCTGTTAATTTATTAAAATTCATTGCTCTAATTCTTTTTGTAATTGATATTTTTGATTTTTATTAATTTCACTCAAATTATTAGAGTTAGTTTCAGATTGTTTTCCTGCATATTTTTCTAAGAAATTAGGATTTAGCATTTCAGGCCATGTCTCCAAACTTTCTTCATTTAATCCTTTTCTTATAAATTCCTTAGTTTTTTTATTTTTTATACTTTTAAATACTTTTATGTTTTTTAACCATGTATCATATAAAAGATCAAATCCTCTAGTGTTACCATATTTAGCAAAATATATTTCTTTAGCTTTCGCTTCAATTTGTTTAAGTTTTACTGCCGCTAGTTTTGCATCTGTATTTTCTTTTATTGAATCTATAGTATTACGAGTATTAGTACTCATTTCTTTAGCACTTTCAACATCTCTATCAGTCATTTTATCAAATACTCTTTTTGCATCAGCTAAATCAACTAATTTAGATTCTTTAAATGCCTGAGCGGCGGTTGCTGCTTTTCCTTTTCCTAGTCCTAATGAATAAGATGCTTCACTTCCTAAATTTCCAATAGGAGCTAACAAACCGGTATTTAAATTTGGTAAGTTACTTTTTAAAGTTTCTAATTTATTTTGATTTTCTTTAGCTTTCTGTGCTTCTTCTTGTAATTTAGTTAGATTTTTTATATCCTGATCATAATATTCTTTTTCAGCAGCATTAGTTGGCAATTTAGGGTTCATAGCAATTTCAAAAAGCTCTTTTGTTCTAGGAGTTTGAGCCTCATTAAATTCTGTAGGTATAGCAGTTTGATAAGACTGTTGATTAATACCTTGTGGCATTACATTATAATCAAAATATTTTGATTCTCCGGTTTGTGGATTAATAGTATTTACCCCTGCTAATCTTCCGTTTTTTATTACCGGGACAACTACATTTCCACTTGGATCTAATGTATTTAGAGGTTTTGATAAAATATCACCACTACCAATTTCCGCCATTACTTTTTGAATTTGTGCCTCATGTAATCTATTATTTAATTTTCTATCTTCAGCTTTATCTAAATAATCGATAATAGATTTTTTAAATGCTAAATTTTGATCTTCCAGTCCTTTATTATATTCTTTTGCATGCATGAATTGACCCACTCCTTGAGTACTACCTTCAGCAAGTGCACCTATCACATCTGGATTACGAGAGGATGCAAGCGAATTAGATAAGCCAAGCATATAATGTGCCCAAGGATTTTGTGTATTTCCTCCGGTAGTTTGTGCACGAGTCATTAAATCTTGTAAATATTGATCTTTCATTTTATCAATCATACCGCCATTAGCATATCTTTGAATCATTCCACCTTCTGCTTTATTCATCATATTCATAGCAGCCATTTGTCCAAAAAGTCCTGCACCTGTTTGCCATGGACTTACTTTTTCATTAAAAGTAGGAGCTTTTGCAGTATTAGAACTTTCACCGATAATACTTCCAACAGGTAATTGATGAACCATTTTATTTAAAATATCAACCTGACGAATAGGATAATTAATTTCATTTTCAAACTCTTGATGTTGTAGATCAAGTTTACGTTGTTCTACATCTCTTTGAGATTGTCCTACAGTACGTAATGCCTCCATATCAAGTAATTTATTCTTATGAAAAGTATCCATTAAATTACTTGTATCTTCAGCAAGCTTACCTTTTTTCAATATTTCGTCACTTTCAAGTTCTGCTTTTGCAAGTCTATAATTAAGATAAGTTTTTTTATCTGTTGAAGCAGTCTCACGAGCTTTATCATATGCAGAAGCTAAATATTGTGTTTCATTGTCCATTAAGCCTTCCATTAAATCACGACGTGCACGTGCTTGTGCTTCTGCTCTAGCGCCAGTATTAAAAGAGCCTCTAGCTATAAACGGTGCAGATACTTTAGGCATTATATTTTCTTGAAAATTACGCATTGCTCTTTTTTGGATTAAATCTAAAACACTATTGGTTTTAGGATTAACATAATCTTCTATATTTTCATTAGTTGTTCTTTCTTTAGCACGTTTATCTGCTATATCTAAATTTTCACTAGGTGTTTTTTCTTGTAAATTTTTAAGATTTTTAAGTGTTTCTTTATAAGACTCTTCATATTCAGGTTTAAGTAAATTCTTACTTAATAAATCATAAGCAATAGTTTCTTCTTTAGAAGGTTTAGCTATTCTAGGTTTTGTATAATAAGAATATGGTTTTTCAGGACTAGTAAGCTGAGCAGTACGAACACCTATGTTTTTAAGTAAATTATTATACCAGATAGGTTTACCAGCGAATGTAAGATTATTCATATCGGCAGCAGGATATCCTTCTTTATTATTAAACATAGCTTCTAAATCTGCTTTTCTTTCTTCCTCAGTGTATGGTTTCTTGGTTTTCGGGTTTATATTAGCTTTTTCTATTTCTTCTTTAGCTTTAGCTTCTCTTTCTTTTATATCTTGTTCAAGATTTTCTTCATCAATTTTATCTATAATATCTCGATATTTTATTAAATTATCAGTATCACCACTTGATATATCTTTCTCATACGCATTTTGTACAAGCGTTTCTAACGCTTCTCTCGGATTATTAATTTTATTTCTATTATATTGTGCAGCAAGATCAGGATGTTTTGCTAATATAGATGCAGAATCATTATAATAATCTAAAGCACTTTTATTTTTATTAGTTCCTTCTTGATTAGAAGTTTGTTCATTGTTTTGATTTGATATTTGTAAAGGATCTGCGCCTTTTATTTGCTCACGTTCATCAACAAGCTTTTGTATTTTTTGTGCTGCTTCTGTTTGAGCATCAATTAAATTTTGATACTCTTCTGAATTAGGATCTATAGGATTACTTTTTAGTAATTCTTCTGTGTTTTTAGAAAACTCTTCAGCTTTAGCTTTAGCATTGTCTAATTCTTCTTGGTTACGTTCTAATTCTTTTAATTTAAGAATTTCAGCTTTTAATTGATCAGTTTCAGCTTTTCTTAAATTTTCTATATTTTCTCTTTCAGTTTTTATTTGTGTTGGTAATTGAGCGATTTGATTTTTATAATTATTTATTTGTTGTTGTACATTCTGATAATTTTGCCATTGAGAATGAAAAGAAGGATTTTGATTATATACACTTTCAAATGAATTTTGTTGTTCGTAACCACCACCACGTCCCCAATTTCCATTAAGAAAATTTTGCATAAAAGATGGTAAATGATTAAAAATTTCACTTTTCTGTTTTTCTAATTTTGGTATAGAAGCTTTTGCAGTTTCTAATTGCTCATTTAATTTTCTAACCTCTATCTCTTTATCAAAAATAACTGAATTAGAATTTTTATAATTAGCCATAATTATTTCCTCATTTTCTTATCAACTTTTCTTTGAGCGTTTTTAAAATATTCAATAGCTGATTTTGCTTTTTTAGGAATAGTATTGCCTGAAGTTCTTTTATCATTACGAACTAACTTGTAAAATTCTTGAAATATGCTATCTGCTTTTTTAAGATTACCATCACCTATTGCAACAGTAATATTTTTATCAAATCTATATTCACCTGGACTTACTGCTACAGGTTGTTTTTTAATAAGCTCTGCTTTAATCTGAACTGGAACTTTTTGATAAGCTTTATTTATATCTTTATTTTTATAAATATAATTTTTTAAATTATCTAATTCTTGATATCCGGCATCTGTGTGACCATCTCCAAGACCAGAGGTAACATCGGCAGGCATAATATAATCACCAACATCATAATCATCATGTATATTATCTTGTTGTCCTTTACCATCTCCTATTATTCCTCCACTTTTATCTTCAATTATACCGCCTTCTGCATAATATTTTCCTGTTTTAAATCCATACATAGGACTCATTCCGTAAGAAGAACCTATTTCGGTTTGATGACTATTAAGATAATCACGTTGTGGTTGTTTATGAGCAGTTACATCAACATTATTAACATTTGAAAAATAATCTTTTAATCGTTCTTTTTTTTGTTGTTCATTTTTATTATAGTCATTCATTTGTTGACTATATTCTTGTTGTAATTTTAAATTATCCTTATTAGCTTTATATAACATTCCTCCCATTAAAGCTGTCGGAATCATTACTTTAGGTGTAAACATTGTTCCTAATCCTAATGAATCCATTATACCTGACGAACCTGAAGCAACAGTAGGTGCAGCTGCAGCTGCTGCATTTTGTGCTTGAACAGTAGCATTTGCAGTAACAGGAGCAGTAGCTCCACCAAAGACTCTACCTGATCCGCCAAGTATATTACCAATAGCAGGCGCGGCAAAGGATCCAAGTCCACCTAATACAGCATGTTTCAATGCATCTTTTGGTTTTCCTCCAAGAGCCATTGAGCCAAGTCCTGCACCTGCTGCTGTTGCAAGACTGCTACCAAGCACACCTAATGCAGATCCAGTTAGAGCCCCTCCAAGAGCAGGTCCTGCTAAACCTCCTAAAATAGCTCCAAGTATAGGTAGAAAATATTGTCTTTTACCGTCTTTAGGATTAACACTTGAGAATCCTCGTACTTCATCAAAAAAATCTAACATGTTGGAAGGACATAAACATATTTCAGTATCACCACCAATGCCCTGTGATGCTTCTATAGTAGCTACAGGACTTTCCGGCTGAATACTTGTTTTATCTTTATTTTCTTCTGTAAACTCATCTAAAGCGTATTCTACTTCCCTATCATCTACTTGATGTTCATCTAAATTCTCAACAATTTGTCTTACTAAACGTAAATAAGTAGGATCGGAAAATAATTCGGCTAAAGGCATGAATGAACGAATATTACCATGTTCAGGCAATCTTACTTCATGACCTTGAAGAGAATTAAGTAATTCTACTTCTTTTAAATTAAAATGAGCTTCTTCAGGTACAACTCCACCTGATTTAGCTATTTGGGGATATTTATGATTTGTTAAAATCTCTCTTAAAAGCTCTTCTTGCATTAATAACCTCTAATTTATTATTAATTATTCTCAAAATGTTTTTTTGCTAATTCTTGAGCAAGTTTCATTCCATGATTAATTAATTTAGGAATTTCTTTAACTCCTGATTGAATATGTTCAGGAATTTTTTTAATTTGATCACTAATAACTTCAGAAGATAAAGAAGGTAAATGATCTTTTATTTTTCTAAGAGCAATATTAGAAGAATCATGGATAGAGCCACCGAAACTATGTCCCTGATAAGCTTTTTCAATTAAATTATGAACATGTCCACCATATTTATAATTATTAGATTTAAATTTAACATTATATCTATATTTTATCATAATTATTTTCCTATTCTGATCTTGCATCATAAAATATATCGCCATCATTATCTGGTTGTATATTATTTATATTATTGGAAGATATATTTGATTTTGTACCAAATTTAGGAAATGCTGGGATATTATTATAAACAGATTTACCTGTATTATATGCAGCATTTCCTAAATTTTTTCCTATTCTATATGCAGTATTACCAATAGTAGAAGCAACATTATATGCAGCATTTCCTAGTTTAGAAAAAGGTGAAGAATTTGAAGTTAAAGTTGGATTAGAAGTTTTATTTCCACTTAGATAATTATAAAATCTATCTGCTAATTCAGTTCCTTTGTTTTTACCTCTATTAGCACCTACATTATAACCCATATTACCAGTAACAGATGCTGCAACTGGAGCAACAATAGGTCCTATAAAAGGAATTCCAGAAACTAAATTACTCCCAACTCTTTGACCAACAAGTTGTCCTCCCATTCCTCCTATTACACTACCTATTGGACGTGCAATTCCTCGCATTGCGCTTTGTATTATTCCTGGTTGAGAAGTTGGAACATTAACTGTTTCACTAGCAGTATTTCTAAGAGTAGGTAAAGCATTATACGCAGTATTACCAATAGTAGAAGCAGTATTATATGCAGCATTTCCTATAGTAGAAGCAGTATTATATGCAGCATTTCCTATACCATAAGCAGTATCACTAAAACTTGGTAAAGAATTATATATATTGCTACCTGTATTATATGCAGCATTTCCTATCCCTGAAAGTGTTGGAAATCCAATCATATCACCCAAACTATGACCTTCTCTAGGTTGGTCTTTATGAATTGAAGTTAACGTTTGAGTAGGAATATGAAATGTTTGTAATGACGCTCTCATAGAATCTTTAATAGGCTTAAATGTATTATTTAAACCATCAAACATATTACCAAGATGATATTCTTTATAACCCGTATGAGGATTAGTTGTGCCCAAAGAATAACTATCATCTAAAAATTTAATTAATTCATTTGGCACTAAAGATAATTCGGAATTTTCTCCTGAACCATTATGTTTTAATGTATTAATATAATCATTAATTACACCACCATTAGCTTTTTTTTTCTCTATTTGATTTTTTAAATGTATAGCAATATTAGGTTGAGCAAATAATGTATTTAATTTTGAAAAATCATGTTCAACATCTTCATTATGAACTAACTTATGTAAATTACGTAAACCTTTTATAGATTCATTATCTAAATGTATAGGAATAGAACCGGTTTGATCAGCAATATGTCTAATAAAATGTAAATGCTCAGTCATTTTGTAATCTCCCAATTATTTATTCTTAATTTTAACTCATTTATTGATATAAATGAAATTTTTGTATGATATCTCTAACCAGATTAAATATATGTTTATTTCTACTTTCAAAATCTGCATATAATGCTTTAGAAAATTGTTCCCAATTCTCTTCTATAATTTTTTCTGTTCTATAAGCTAAAATCTTGTTTTGCTGTATTTTACAAGAATCAATATCTACTGTTATAATTTTTATCATTATTATTATAATACCTATCAATATAAATGAAATTTTAATATGATATGTTGAATTAATTTCATTAAATAATTTCTTCTTGTAGGGATATCTTTTGATAAAAGAATCCCTACAAAAGCTTTATTACATGGCGAATAATTGTATAAAATCTCATTAGTTTTAGACTCTATTAAAGAATGCTTCTCCATAAATGTAAAATTTGTTTTTTTCATATTTATGATATTGCAAAAAGAGAAGTTGAACTTACTACAAATAATACCCATTTTTTCCAATCATCTTTATTTGGGTAAGAAAGACGAGTAGGAAGTGGAGTAGTAGAATCTAAATTATTATTTTTTATAAATTGACTAGCCCATTCCCACCAATTATCAACTGTATAAGATATAGGAATATCATAAGTAGGAAGATCTATACGAAGCTGTGCACTCCAACTTTCAAAAGTTGGTAATGTAGGATTTTGAATAAAAATTAATTTAGCCATATTTAATCGACAACCTCCGTTGGTTGAGGACGTTTATCTCCAATTGATAATACTGCTTGAGTTCTTCCTAATATAAAATTGCCATTAACTTCATTAGATGTAAATTCTATTGCCCATATTCTTGACATTCTATCTTCATTATTAATATCAATTTTTTGAGTAGTTGGAGTAATAATATAATAATTTGAATAAAAAGGAGGAGTATTAGGCCATGCTTTTTTCAATATTCTAAATTTAATATTACCGATTTGAACAAAATCATTTTCTAAACGTTTTAAAATAGTACAAATATCATTATTTGGATTATCTTTTGGAAAAGAAAAATATTTAGTAACAATACGTGACTTTATTGCATAAACATTATTATATATGATTTCATCTACTCCATATTCATGCATCCATATTCCATAAGTTTGTACAGGAACTCCCATTATAGGAGGAACAAAAGGATTTATTGAAGGTATAGAAGCAGCAAGTAACGGATAAGGTAAAACAGCACTAGGAGGAACACTACAAGTTCGGGGTATAGAAGCATCATAAAAAGTATTATATTCTGTATTATATATTAATATTTCGTTACATTCTGTAGAAGTTCCACTTGGCCAATGAATCCAAATTTCAGAATATTTTTTAATAATTGTAGTAAAAATTCTACCTTGATATGATCTATTTAAATTATTAAAAAAATAATCAGTACTTAAATTATTCGGAAGTTTTTTTACTATACCATCATATAAATAAAATTGTGTATTACCTACCCAATAATAAATATTATTATATTCACAAACACTATTACGACTTAATATAGAAATGGTATCATCAAGAATTACTGAACTAAAAGTAGCAGGATTAACACTAGTATCATAAGTTGAGCGAACTAATTTATCTACACACCAAAATAAAAGAGATATATTTACATTATCACGAATAGTTGCAGCAGTAATAATTTTAGGCGTATTAGCAACAATAGCCGTATTAATCATTGTATCCCATACTAAAGGATTAGTGGCATCAGACCATTGAATTATACCATAATTTCCATAAGCAATAACAAATGGTGTAGCTACTATTATTCCACCTGATGCAGTAACAGGAACAGAAGGTGTTGCATTATTCATTACAAGCTGAAAAAGAGCCGTATCATATGCTCCTCCATAATAAATATTACCTTCAATATTATTATTAGTATTAATATCATTAGAAGCAACTTGAGCAAATATTATTGAAAATGGAATACCATTATTTAAATAATTTATTTGATCAAATATCCAAATATTTCCTATTTTAGAAATATAATTAGATGGAGTTCTATTAATCTCAACACCAACTATTACTCCATTTGAATTGATATTAAGAAAACTAATACCACTTACTTCTCTTCCTAAATAAACATTAACTGTACTTGAATTATTAAATTCATATAATGTTCTTATGATTTCAGATGTACCAGAATATATTAATTTATAACCACCCATTTTTTTAGGACTATTATCATAAAATCTACACCATTCTCCATCAATATAATAATCAGAATTATAATCAGTATTGTCTCTTTTTATTCCTATCTTAGAATCTAAAGGTATTACTATATCTGTCATAATTTATATCTTTATACTGGATTAACCACAAACCATTGACAAATAGAATTATCTGAAGGATTATTAGAAACTATATTAAAACTACCATTAGTAATGTTGTTAACTGAAACAATCCCCATATGTTCAAGTATTGGATTAGTTAAATGAATAGGAATTATTAATGAAGTAGTTTTACATGCAGTCGTACTAACCGTTACATTATCAATTCCACTTAAAGTTACAGTTCCTACTGTTCCATTAGATTGAGAATTAGCAGTAACTACTAAATTAGCAAGTATATTAACAGCTACGGCAGTACCTGTAGCTCCAAGTATCATAGTATCAGAATTTGAAACTTGTGCACTACTACCAATTGCAATAGCATTAATCAAATTTCCAACAGTTGAACCAGAATTATCACCAATAAATATACATTTATTGTTATTATCGAAAGAATTTCCTGCATAAGCACCGATTACAACATTAGTTCCGCCAGTAGTATTTACATTTAAGGTCTCAAAACCAAGTGCAACATTTTTTTCTCCAGTAGTATTTGAAGCTAAACTATAGGCACCTACCGCGATGTTAGATTTGCCAGTAGTATTTACATTTAAACTATTAAATCCAAGTGCAACATTGTTTTCTCCAGTAGTATTTAAATCAAGCGCAAAAAATCCAACTGCGGTATTAGCTCCCCCAATAGTGTTTGACTCTAAACTATTAAATCCAACTGCAGTATTAAATTCTCCAGTAGTATTTGAAGCTAAACTATAGGCACCTACCGCGATGTTAGATTTGCCAGTAGTATTTGAAGATAAACTATTAAATCCAACTGCGGTATTAGATTTGCCAGTAGTATTTGAAAATAAACTATAATTACCAAGTGCAACATTATCTACACCAGTAGTATTTGAATAAAGCGCAAAAGATCCAACTGCGGTATTAGCTCCCCCAATAGTGTTTGACTCTAAACTATTAAATCCAACTGCAGTATTAAATTCTCCAGTAGTATTTGAAGTTAAACTAAAATTACCAAGTGCAACATTGTTTTCTCCAGTAGTATTTGAAGCTAAACTATTAAATCCAACTGCGGTATTAGCTCCCCCAATAGTGTTTGACTCTAAACTATTAAATCCAACTGCAGTATTAAATTCTCCAGTAGTATTTGAAGTTAAACT